CTCATCGCATTGAGTGCCACAACAAGAATGGTCATGGAACCGGCAAGGGTCACTAAACCTCTGGCGATTTCTTCCCAAGACATTCCACCCATATTTCGGACCGCTTCACCGATGATGAGTAATGCCGCACCAACTTCCACCATTCCAGTCGCTTTCGACATCATTCCCTTCGGAAGAAGATTCATCGCAACTGTTACAGCCGCCAAAGAACCAGCCATTGTTGTAAGACCTCGTCCAATCTCTCCCCAGGACAAGTTTCCCATCTTTTCTACTGCTTCTCCAAACACAAGCATGGCTGCTCCAAGAATAGTCATTGCTGTAGCTGTTGAAATCACATGCTTCGCATTAGCCGTAACTTTGGTGAATACTGCCAGTTCTGTAAGAACCACTGCAACCGCAGATAATCCCTTCAAAAGACTGGAAATATCCAAAGTGCCAAATGCTCCAACTGCATCCGCCAGAATATTGATGGATGCCGCAAGAAGAACTAAACCGGTTCCTTTCAGAACACCCATCCCATCCAAATCCGTAGTTTTCAGGAATAACGCCAGTTCGGTGCAAAGAACGCCAACTCCAATCAGACCTTTCGCCAAAGATCCTGCATCTAACGCTCCCAAATCTTCAACTGCTCCCACAAGCACTCGAATCGCTGCTGCAAATACTACCAAACCAGCAGAACCTTTTATTAGCCCTTTCGATGTTTTGGAAAGTGCTGTTGCAGACGTCACCAGAATAGCAGATAACCCAGCAACGCCGACTAATCCTTTCAGAAGTCCATCCCAATCCAAACCGGATAATTTCTGCACTGCTCCGGCAAGAATAAGAACAGCAGTAGACAGTCCAATCATCGCAATAGTCAACTGCCCCATTCCTTTGATTGCTACGCCATTCATTATCTTTTCAAAAATAGCCATAGAGCCAAGCAACTCAACAAATAGAACACTCAAAGCACCTAAGGAGGCGTTCAGTTTCCCCGAATCGACAAGCGATAATGCAACTATTGCCGCTGTCAAAATCGCCATCGCACCAGCAATTTTAAGAAGAGTTCCAGCTTTCAGACTTGATTGCCATGCTTCTAAACTTCCCTTGACTCCATCCAAAATATCTTTGAACGAACCAAGTATTCCTCCGCCATTTTCTGTGATTTCCGATAAAGAGTTGATAAACTTCTTCACTCCAATCAGAATTGCAGAAAACAATCCAGTATTGATCAAGTCCAAAATCGGATCAAAGCTCGCAGTATCAAACGCTGTGAGAATCGCTTCTCCGAGGTTTCCAAATGCGTTCGCAACAATAGAACCCAGCTTCGATAAAACAGGAGATGCCTTCTCGACAATCCCGATAATCCCTTCAAATGCCTTCTTTACCAATTCGCCTAATTCTACAAACGGTTCAAATCGAGTCTGTACCTTGTCCGCAAAATTATCGAGTCCACTGGTATCAACATTCGCAAATTCGCTGAAAGCATCCGCAATTGTTTTTACAAAAGTCTTCACACCATCAGCAATCGGTTTCAAGAAATTTCCAATTCCTTCTATGGCTTTGTTGAACGCATCAGATGATTTAATAGCTTCATCAATGCCGACAATGAAATCTCCGATTCCCGCTGTAAAGCCAAGAATACCATCCCCTGCCGGAGCCACATAACCAATCAAATCGGCAAATCCGCCAACTAGTGCTTTAATTCCTTGAAGTCCGATATCAAATAAAGCGAATACCCCTTTGAATGTTCTCTTCAGGTTATTCGCCGTTTCTTCACCTATTTTGAATTTTTCTGTAAGTTCTTGTAGCCCGACTGTAAGATTGTAAAGCTGTTCTCCAGTCATTGGGGGGAATACCTCTCTAAATGCTTCTTTAACCGGCTTTACAATATTCAAAACACCTTCGAAGGCATTTCGTACAGCTTCAATCAGTGCAGTTCTACCTCCAAGCTCTTTCCAATCCTGTAACATTTTATTTCGTGCTTCAGCGGAAGCATTTACCATGTTACCCAAGGAATTACTTACTTCGGTTAGAAGCTCTTTTGCCTCTTCGAAATCACCAATGATGATTTCCCAGCTTTGCGTCCATCCAGACTGAACCGACTCTTTCAGTGTATCCCACAACTGTGTAAATGTTTTTACTTTCGTAGCTGCATCCAGTGCTGTTTTGGCAAGTTCTGTAATTTCTCTAGCCTGTTCCTCTGTATAACCCTGCGCAATAAGATCTGCTTCGGAATAGGCTCCCGATAACTGAGTCAATGTTTCAGTCAGAACTTCTGTTGTCAGCCATTCGCCTTCAGTCAAAGATGCTCGGAATGAGCCATACTTTTCAATCATTGCATCCATGTTGACGCCAAAATGTTCAGCAGTTCGTTTCAACGCGTCTTGAAATAACTGACCGCCCATTCCCGCATTTACAACGGAGTTCCAGTCTTGCAAGCTAACTTTTCCCGCCGCAATCGCCTGTGAAAGCTGATACATGGCAGTGCTTGCCTGCTGAGCATTGGAACCAGAAACCGCTGCCAGGTTCGCAATACCTTTGATAGAGGTTACTGATTTATCCAAATCCACGCCCGCAGCCGTAAAAGTACCAATATTACGGGTCATTTCCGTAAAATTGTAAATAGTCTGATCTGCATATTTGTTCAGCTCATCAAGCGCGGCATTTACCTGGTCAATCGTTGTTCCTTTACTCTGCGTATTGGCAAGAATTGTCTGAACTGCGTTAATCTGCGTTTCGTATTCTTGGAAGCCCATCTTAATCGGATCGATTGTTAATGCCGAAACAATATTTTTACCGGCATTTAATGCGGAATTCGTAATGTTCGACAACGCCGTCATCGCCATGACTTCGAGTGCAGAGAAACGCATTTTTACTGTTTCAACCGCATTGGAAAGCGGCGTCATATTACAGTTTTTGGCTGCAACATTGACATCCTCTAATCCCTTGGAGGCACCTTTGAGATTTAAGCTTTTTTCGAGCTTTTCGATTGACGATATGCTGGTTTGAACATTCTGCTCAAATTGTTTATTATCAAATCGCATTTCGACAACTCTTTCATCAATTGTCCTGCTCATGGCTTAATAACCTCCTCCCATGCGTTATTTGCAATTTTGTCAAAAATAGGCTGGATAGCAGGATTGATGTAATCTCGCCCCTGTACCCAGCCGCCGTTTCGAGTTCCATGCCCGTATTGCAAAATAATAGCGATTGGAACTCCATTTTGAATATTTGAATTATGAAACGAAATCGTTACAGAACCTTTTCGATTCTCAATCTCGTAATACCAGGAACTCGCCGTTTCCCCAGAATCCACAGGTGTTGCAGACGCAAGGGCGGCTACTCCCTCTTTACCAAACTTATCTAAGTCTCCAATACGAACTGCCTCTTTTGCTCTTTCCAAAAATCGAGTCAGCTTGGAAAAGTCGCCCTTTTGTCTGAATTTGATCATACAATACCTACCTATCTGCTTATGCCTTTTCGATATATGCCGAATGAACAAAGCCATAGATTCTTCCATCAATTCTGATGTAATACCATCGGGAACCATCTGGAGCATTCACAACATCACAAACATCCACTAAATTCCCGTAGCCAAGTCGAGGCCATGATTTAATCAGTGGATTATTCGTTCCTGCCCATGTGCGGACATTAAGAACATCAGCGATTACCTTTCCTACCCATTGTGGTGTTTTGGTAATTACGCCATCATCTGAAACGGTTGTATCTGCATTCGGCTTGCTGGAAGACTGCTTTGTAATATATGCTGCCGCAACAAAACCATATTTTTCGCCTTTATTTCCTGTGATTTTAATGTAATACCAAGGATCTCCATTTTTATCCTTCACCGTTTCGCAAACACCAACTTTAGTTCCCTGCGAAAGTGTCGGATAAGATTTCAACTGTGAATTTTCTGTTCCTGCCCATGTGCGAACATTCAGCGTTCCTGTATTTACCACTCCGTACCATGCTACATTTTTGCTCAGACTTCCGTCTCCAGATGCCGGCGGTGTAACCGGGTTACTTGGAGTGGTTCCTGCACCGCTGTATCTTGGTCTTGCATACCCCCTGATATTTCCATTTCCAACAGAAATAACACGCCTTGCAACGGCTTCTCCTTTATTTCCTTCGATACAGGTAATCTGACCTCCAGAAACACTCTCTACAAAACCGATATGATCTGAGTATCCGTTATTTGGCTGATAAGACTGACCCCAGTTATAGAGGATAATATCGCCAGGTTTCGGCACAATTGTTCCGTCTTCAATCCAGATTCCCATACTCTGAAAAATCTTAACGTGTTGTTCGCATCCACATTCTCGTCCAATCAAATCTGAACATTCGGCTTTGATTCCGGCTGCTGATACTGTAGTATCACACCATTCGTCATGATACTGTACTGCGTAACCTCTCGGAAGGGGTTTTACAGAATTGTATAAATCGATAATCTGTCTGAATTTTCCGTTTACTTCGTTATAACCCAGCCAGCTTCGCATCACATTCAACACATCTTGTGCTGTTTTTCTCATCTGCTCTTCCTCCTGTTTTTCTCCAAAAAAGTAATTCATATCTACATTTCCGTTAATACCAGGAACCTTACCACTGCTTGTATATTGCTGATATGTGCATTTCACATCTGGATTACCGGTATAATCAGCAAGCCATAATATATACTTGTCCAATGTTTCTTTGTCATACATATTCTGGTAATAATCCAGATTTGTATATACTCCAGCTTTATAACCCTGACTCTCCACATAGGAACAGAACGCTTTTGTGAAAGCAATACATTCTGATTTTCCTAATGTAATTCCCTGCTCAGCCGCTTTCTTAACAGTGTCATATTCAAAATCAAAGAATACGATCACATCTTTTCCCAACCCAGCTTTCCGCATGTTTGCAATACAAGAAGCCGCTTCTTCTTCCGCTCCAACTGTGGAAGTTGCGTAACAGAAATGATAAACTCCATGAATCGGAATGCTATTTCCTTTACAACCTTGCACATATTCCAAAAATCGTTTGTCAATTGTCATCCGGTATCCTTCCCTGAGAATTACGAATTCTACACTTTTGGAAACTTTAGAAAAATCTACTTTTCCCTGCCAGTAAGAAATATCAATTCCTTTCTTCATCTTCTCACCCTTTCGTGTTCCATTTTTTCTTTCGAGCCGCATTTAATGCCGCATTTCGTTTCATAATTTCTCTGCGGCTATGTTTCTTCGGCGGTCTGCTCTTTATATCACAGACTCTTATCAGCGTAAAAAGTTTATTGAGATGCCATTTCTGACACTCAAACGGAATGTTTAAGACGATCATCCAATAGTAAACAAGTTCAGCCGTAATTTGCTCTTTGCTTCCAGGGCTTTTCTTCTCCTCAAAAAACTGAGTAGCCGTCATTGGAAGAGCAATATATCGATTAACTTCATTGATATTACTGTTTGTCAGATAGTTGTAAACTTCCGGTTTCACATTCTGTGTAAGAGTCATGCATTTTACATAGTCAATGGTTTCTTCTAATGTTTTTTCCTGCTTTGTCAGAAATGGTTTATTCCATCTCGATTCCCATTTTGAAAGAGAAACAAGAGAATGCTCCAATTGCAAGGTCTGAGCCTTTGTGTAAACAAACTCTTGCTTCGCCTCATCCCAAAATTCCGTGGATGGTATTGTGATTCGGAGCATCTCTTACCTCCCTTTAGTTCTGAGTATTTGTGGAAATCATCGGAGTTGCAGCAGAATTGCCAACGTTCATTACTGCGTTCACAAAATCCGCTGCTGCCTTATCGTTTGTAACTAACTCTTCAAACAAGATCTCATAAGCAGGTGATTCCATAAAGGATCTGGAAATCTCCTCAGACTTCATAAAGCGACGACCATCCTCGCTCTTTACACCGTAAGCCTTCTTAATAAGATCCTCGAAGAATTCCATAATCTGACCGCCATCAGCACCGGCACCAATACTTTTAAGCTGTACGTCATAGCCGCCCTTCACACTTGTCTGCATCTTGACAATTTCCGGCTTTGACAGATGAAAATAAAAATCCTCTTTTCTTTCAACGCCGTTCAGATCAATATAGGGAATAGTTTTTTTCAACATAATTTTTTCTCCTTTCAAATAAAAAGAAGCCCCGCACATTGAATACGAGGCTCCCTGTAATTTATTCTCTTTCCAAGGTCAGTCCAGAAAGACCATAAGTCTTCTCAATGCTTTCCTTGTCATGCGTGATTGTTACCTTAATACTCTGAGTATCCTTATTCTTGATAAGGAGTACGATGTTTCTGTCTTCGTCAAGTGTAACCGGTCCTTTTGTTCCGCCTACGAGTTCAACAACTGTTTTGGCTTCAACCGGCTCTGTATCTATCTTGATCGCCAAGTAATTACCTGACTGCTCTGAAACATTGCTACTGAAACCAACATAACCGTCGATATACTTCAGAGTGCCTGTCACCTCATTATCAGCGATAACCACATCTCGCTGTAATTCATTAACTGCTTTTCCAAGCAAAGTAGCCTTTCCGTCTTTAGGCTTAACAGAAAGGCTTATTAAGGGTTTTCCCTTGACATAATCTCGATTACTTCATCCGGTAACGGAAGTCGTGGCTCAACGCCATCATCTCCTTCTGGAGAAGTCAGATCTTTACCATAAAGAATTTCTTCCAACTCAGCTAAATTCTTAGCATTTACTCTGGTAGAATCGAAAGTAAGAATAGCTGTTGGCTTGATTCTCTTTCCTTCAATCAGTTTTGAAATCTCCGCAGGAGTTGTACTAAACTCCCAAGAAAGTGCAATAGGTTCCGGGCTGTCATTTTTGGTCTGATAACCTTTCTCTGAAGGAGAAGCCAGACATCCATACACCAGATGAAGTTTATAACCATAGTCATCTGAATCGACATCATTTCCCAGAATGGTACGATAAGAAAGACCAAACTGTTTTCTACTCTGCTGCCCCGCAAACACACCTGGAGCAATCTCTACAGAACCGTCACATTCTGCGAATTCATCCGGATAAGTATATGCTTCAATTGTCCCCCCAAAATCTTCTGCCGACATCATATTCAGATATTTGATGTTATCAGCATAGATCGGCGAAGGTTCTGCTCCAGACGGACTCTCCGTCACCGCACTCAGACCATTCCATGCAACACCCTTGTTGTATTTTCCACCAGTCTGAATCGGATAAAGAACTCCATGATCACAACCGGTTTCGTAAAACCGTTCTCCAACTTTATCCCAAACAAGTTTCATTGAATTATTCCTCCAATCTTAAAAATATACATTAAAAATATAGTGGTTCAGATTATCTTTTTTGAAATGCCGGTCAAACCGGCTCATTGGTAAATTCGTTACTTTCTGTACAAGGTTCGTATCCGGATCTTTATCGATAACCACAATGGTATATCTTCGCTTAGATAAATATACCCCGTCGTTTGCATATGTCTTATCAATATCATCAAGACTATATACAATGGCGGGGTAACTCATCTTAACAGATTCTGGCGGCTGAAAATAGCATCGACATCTTTCACCTTCTATGGGACAAGATAAAATCTCGCACAATAGTCCATGAAACTTGATTCGTCGGTCAATCATTATACACACCTCCTACTGTCAAGATCAAACGCGGATACTGAACTTCGACACTGGAAATTTTCCATTTAGCTCCCATAAACTCGACATACCGCATTGCATGAAAATTCTGATAGGCAAAAGGATCGGCTACAATACTGATTTCGTTTGAAATATTGACGTCGTCATTGAGCTTATCGGAAGTTTGATACCGGCTGGTATTCCGAAGCAAATCTCCAAAATATTCCCGTTCAGTAATTTCATCATCCCAAACACCCGGACGAATTTCCATTCTCACAGCATAGCCGATTTTTCCATAAAATTTTGCCATTTTGAATTTTCTCCTTTATTTTCCCTCTAAAGTCAATCCAGTAAGTTTATAAGTCTTTGTAGAAGAGTTGCCCTCATTGTTTACAGTCACCTTAATACTCTGAGTATCCTTATTCTTGATAAGGAGTACGATGTTTCTGTCTTCGTCGAGTGTAACTGGTCCTTTTGTTCCGCCTACGAGTTCAACAGTAACAACTGCATCCTGAGAATCGGAATCCACTTTCAAAGCAAGATAGTTTCCTTCTTGCTCAGAAACATTGCTACTGAATCCTGTGTACCCGGTAACACGTTTTAGCGTACCGGTAATCTCAGCCTCTCCGACAACAACATTCTCCTGTAACGAATCTACTGTTTTCCCGAACAGATTGGCTTCCCCCATTTTCGGGATTAACGGAGAAGCCGATTAAGGGAGGTCAGTTACATCCTCTTCGATTGCAATGGCAGAGTACACTCTGGTCAGAGCACCGGAACATCTGGTTTCCAGAAGGGACTTCTCCTGGTTAAAGTCGATATCAAACTGTGTGAAGTGGGTAACTTCGCCGCCCTTTGTGGCACCCAGAGAGTAGTCATTCAGGTTCGTAATGATAGCAAGCAGTTTCTTGGTCTTGCTGTCGTCCGTCTTACGGGTCTTGCCCTCAAACTGCTCAGCGGTAAGAATCTCACCAACGTTAAAAGCAGATGCAAGTTCCGCCTTGGAAGAGTAGATTCTGCGACCATTCATGTCACGAGCCAAAAGCATCACATTAAGCATATGCGGTGTGATATACATATCTGGTGTACCAGTTCCCTTGTAATTCTCTCTTGCATACAGAACCGCATTGATCATAGCCTCGGCGAGAATATAATTTTCACCAAAGTTTGCACCTGTATTGGTTCCCTGAAGCTCTTTCTTTGCGGCTTCTACATCTAAATCTGCATGGATGGTGTACAAATCGTCGTCTGTCCAAATAGGTCTGATTTTATCCGGATCAATTTTACCCTCGTCGCCATCTTCACGACCGTCTCCCAGCATCATTGCGATTGCCAGTTCCTCGTTGAGCATCAAACGATCGATATCATAGAGATACTTAACATAATCAAAGTCTGTGATATCAACAATATCGTCACGATGTAACGCATTCTTTACATAAACGGTCTGCGGATCTGTCGTTCTGCGAACCAATTTGAAGTTTCCAGCCTGTTTCTTCTCTTTACCCTTTTTATAACCTCTGGCACGCAGAGAATCGATACCACGAATATCAGTCTGGCTGGTTCTGATTCTGGAAATAGGGCTCTTATGTACTTTTCTCATCACATTGGAAATCCAGCCCTGATCATTGGTAATAAGCTCAGGGGCACCTGGACGAACTTCCTGATACTCAGGGAAAAGAGCCGTCACATTACCCTCGCCAGCCTGAACAAATCCACCGCTTACCGCATCATGCTGAAAACCATTCTGCTCTGCATAAATCTCAAGTGCAGTCTGGAAAGTGCCAACCTGACTGGTCTTTGCCATCTTGATAATATCCTCCTGGGCAGAATGAGCCAGAAAGCCACCCGTTTCGTTTTTCTTTTCATTGTCAAACACATTATGCTTCATTTCGGTTTTTCCTCCTTTAGAATCATCGTTTTTATCTTCGGGCTTATCCGGTTCCCCGAAAGCCTGTCCGAACATTGCATAGATTACATTTTTCTGCTTTTCGCTGAGCGTATCAAATATCTGCTCAACTGTTTCTTCATCTTCTTCCGTTTTCTCTTCAGAAGTTTTACCTTCCTGCGTTTCGGACTTCTCTTCTTTTTCATCCGCAGAATGATAAATCATAATATTCTCATCATATCCAATAATCATGCGATCTTCCGAAGCGTCACCATGCTCCATGACAGAATCAATGAATGCGCCTGGATTAGCTCCAGCCAGAACAAGGCTCAATTCATAAATAACGCCATGTACTACATTTGCTCCTGCCTGTTTAAGTTGACCGGCACAAATGGAAAGTGAACGAACATCTCCATGCTTCACTAATTTCTTTGCAGCAAGTCCAGATTCACTGTCATTGAAACTACAATAAGCGTAAACACCCTCGTCACGATTTTCCAAAACCGCATGACCGAGCACGCGATTAGGATCGGAATGGGTGTGCCCCCAAACCAGCGGAACGGTTTCTCCATTCTGGTTTTTAAACGCATCTTTTTTGATGGTTCGACCATCAACACAAAGAAGATCGTTTCTAGTAGCCCAGCCACTAAAATCATATTTCTCCATTTTGAAAATCACTCCTTCTATCAGTATTGTGCGAAAGCTATTTCTACTTCCTCCGTTTCCTCTTCTTTACTGCTTTATATTCGGAAGCTATCTTATCAAACTCTTGCTGATAAAGATCTTCATAAGTGGCATCAAGATTTTCTTTTGCTGCTTTATAAGCTTCCCTTGCAGCGGTAACGGCAGCCTTTAACTCTGCACTAACTTTTTCTCTTTCTGATTTAGCATTCGCAGAATTATCAGCCCTTTCTTCTTTGGTGTCTTCAGTAATTCGTTTCTTTTTACGACTTGCGGAAGTTCTCACCTCTTCTTTTTCAGCTTTCGCCTGCTCACTCACCTTAGATTTATCCTCGCTGGCATCATCACGAAGCTTTGCGATTTTCTCATTTCGCTCCGCTACTCGCTTTGCCCTTTCTTCTTTGGATAACCCGGATGGAATTTCTATTGCCATTAAGCGTTCAATCTCGGTATTCTTCTTTTCATCGATACGCTCTTTCTGGTCTTCTGCTTCTTCTCCAATATCCTCCAAATCAGATTTTTTACGAGAATCAACCCTACTCCGTCTCGACGAAGATTCCTCGGTAAGCTGAGCATTCAGTTCCTTTAATTTAGCTGAGATCTGCTCTCGGGTCACCTTGGCTTTTGCTCTCAGCTCAGCAATTTTTTGTTTCCGTTTTTCCTGTTCTTCTTTTACCTTTTCCTTCTTCTTACCAGAAATCTCATTTTTTGTATAAGCCCAGACTTTCTTTCCCTCATCATTAAGCTTTGTTGTGGAACGTCGCCCTTTGAGTTCTCTGGTTCTCATATAATATTCATGAGCTTTCACTGGGTCGTAATAAGGAGACGCATAGTGTTGAAGAGGTTCGTTAATATCCATTAGGGCTCCTCCTCATCATCCGAAACATAGCTTCCTATAATTTCATCAATCTCCTTTTCAAGACCGTCAAGCAGCTCGTTCACTATGCTGTCATAATCGGCTCCAGCATCACTTTCGTTGGGTTCGACATCGTAACTACCATTTGAAGGCTCAGATTTGGCCTCGCTGATATTGCTATTCTTGAGCTCATCAGCTTTTGGATCATCAGACGGTTTCATACCAATAATCTGGCGAATTTCATTTGATGTCATAATCTCATTTCTTGTGAATTTGTCAGCAATTTCTGACAGATCAGCTACTGGTACAAGTTTGAAGGGGTCACGGAAGAACAGAATCGATTGCTTTTGAGACCTGGCTGTTTTAGTAAGGAACTTACGTTTTAATTCGTCAACGATAGCTGCAATAATCGGTTCGATGGTACGGTTATAATAATTCAACATGGTTTTCTCGTCTGCGGAACCATCCAATATACTCTGAGTGATACCCAACTGGCTATAAAGCATACTCGTCAAGTATTCAATCTGCTTCATTAGATTATTTTCCACAGAACGATTCAACTGTGTGATCCGTTCCGTACCGTCGGTATATGCGATACCATATTTAGAACCGGCCAACTGACGCTCGATCTCGACACGCCTCTTCTCAGCCTGTTGACGCCTTGCTTCTGTTTTTATTACATAGGGAAGCTGAATAATCAAATCAAGTTTTCCCGAACTGCTTTGCTCATCAACAACATCCAACAAATTCAACTTCCTTATCAAACGCTGCATGGTTGAATTGGGCTCGTTAATAACTGCATAAAGCGGATTTTCGATAATTGCTATTGTGTCTTTAGGGACTACAATATCTTCCTTTAACCCTGTTCGCTCGTTATAGACCCTCACCTTAACATGACTCGGAAACCATTCCATAATTTTTCCAGTTCTCATCGATTCGATTTTATACGAACCGGTAATATCCGGATCGTCATCAGTATCTACCGGAACAATCGCTACACATCCTTCATCAAGCATTGACAAAACAATATCTTGAAGAAAAGCCCTACCAGTCTGATCAATATTGGCTGATAGATTTAAACAATCATTCAATCCCGATGAAATTTTTTCAAGAAATCTTTCCGAATCATCCAAACGAACATGCTGAATACTGATTGAAGCACAATCCAACGCAATCCGATTATATACAGAAGTAACAATAGATCTCTCATTACCTCTTGTAAGCCTCGGACGATCTGGTCTGTATGAATATCCAACTCCTATGTCTCTATAGTAACTTGTTGGATCTCTGTTTAAAAAAGCGTTCCAGGCATGTTTAATCCTGGAACCAATTGTAACTTCCATTTTGAATTCGTCACCTCCTTATTCAAAAGCATCTCGATTTAATTTAAAAGCAACGAACGCATCCATCATCGCTGCTACGGCATCAATCTTTGCGTCGTATCTCTTTTTCAATAATTTTCTATTTCCATTCGTGTCTTCCATGACAATACAATTCCCCATCGCAAAAGTCATAAGTTCTTCATCAAACAGAAGCATCCGCTCCTCTGAAAGTTTCTTTAACTCTCCCAATGGAACGGATTCTGTTTTAGCTCCCTGTATCACTTTTTCAATTCCAAACGGTCCGTTTTCAGAAGACCATCGCTCAATAAATTCCTTTGCGTTATACGGGTCATATCCCAGACATCGAACATCGTATCCAAATTCAGTGATATGATTATCCAAGTCCTCATACACTTCCATCATATCGAGAACGGTGCCTTCAAGAACAATCAAGCTCCCTTCTTCCATAAACTGATCGTATTTAATTCTCATTGCTGCTGGAAGTTTCATCAGAGTTGATGAAGAAATGTAGTTTCTGGTTTTGATTCCAAAAGAACCATTTGATAATGGAAATAAAAATGTAAAAGCACAGAAGTCATCACCTTGTGATAGATCAATGCCCAAAGAACACGGCATCTGCCAATAACTTCTCTTTTTATGAAGAAGTGTTTCTTCATATGTAAAATAATAGGTATAACCTTCCATCGGTAAACCAAATCTTTTTGCCAAAATATCGTTTCTCGCGGCGGGAGATTTTTCAGCTCTCTCCACATCAAGCTGATATGTTTCATAGCTTACTGTTTTACCGATATTGGGGTTCGCCTTCAACCACATATCTGGATTTCCAACTTCATCAATGGAATCCAATTTATACCACCAAATAGACACATGTGGATTAACATACTCCCCTTTGAGGATGTCTAGTAACTCCATTTTGATGGTATCGCCTGCTCCGTTTCTTACAGTTCCCTCAGAACTCGTAGCAACGATAATGTAGTCATCCAGCTTCGATGCACCTTGTTCAAGAGCACCAACAACATCTTCTCTCGTGTCTCCTGATAACCACTCGTCCACTGTGGAAATTTTAGGACGTAATCCCTGAAGCTTTGCTATGGACATCGGTCTTACTTCCAAAAGCGAACCAGTGAGAAAATTCTCAATACCTTTTTTGGTAGAAGCAAGCTTCATTCGCTTCGCTTTAGAACCGGTTGTATTCTGCAAAGAACCTTCTGTGAGGAACCGGAATAAAGGACCTCGTGATCGAGTAATTGCTGTACGGAATGGCGACATTACTTCATCAGCCTGTTTCATTGTAGGCGCAGTTGTAACTTGATGTGTTGTAGAAGGATCAATGTTTAATCCATATGACTGAATACATGTGTCATACAAAGATTTTGCAGCACCACGCCCCACAATAAGATATTGCTTTTTTATCAATCGCTGCTTAATCCTTTTATTTACATAACGCCCACCATGCCCATCGGAACTTGGCTCCCATACGCTCCTCTCAACAAAGTAATACCATCCATAAACCTGCTCTCCCCATAATTTAAACGAATCAAGCAGATTCAAGTCAGAACCATCCGTCAATGTCAGTTCCGATTCACAATAAGCAATCCATCCCTCGACCGCTTGATCGTCGTAATAAATACCTGGATTAGCTATTAAATCATCAACTCGATTCATCTCCATAGAGATTTCTTTGCAAACGGGTATCCCCCCTCTTATTACGGCATCTCGAAACATGCCGTAGTATTTGGGAACGGCTGTGTTTGATAATGCCATAATAATTAAATCACCTACTTGCCTGTTGCTTTCTTAATAGCCGCATCAATACCTTTCGTCATGTATTTTGATACATAATTGGTAGCGGTCTGCTTTGCAGCATTTGTCAGAACATCCTGAACAAATTTTCTTCCAACTGAAATTTCTGAACTGGTTAGCTGCTTGTACTGCTTTTCCATCTGGAGACGGTTAATCTTTGAACGAAGTTCTGAATCAGACATCTTTTTTATTTCATCAGAACTTTCCGTTTTACCAGCTCTCCCATTTGCTCTTGTAAGCTGTGCTGGTGTCCTACGAACTCCCCATTTCATTCCGAGGATTCCATAATGTTGCAGCATTTCTTCATCACTCATTTTGAATTTCCCTCCTTTGCAATGTAAGATGTTATTCCATTTGCTTCGTTTCCGGTTTCATAATATGGGACTTCTGTTATCACAATGTTTCGCTCAAGAATCTTATTTTCTGTATCCAATGTCTGAGAATCGAACGCTTTCGGTGTTATCTTGTATTCACCATCGTATGATTCATGATCTTCCGATTTTTCGATATCAGTTTCCGCTGCTACATTTAATCGCCATTCCGCTTCAGCAATCATCTTTTCCATTGAGGCTATTACCGCAGAACTCAAAGGGGGATCAAATAGCAATTTTACTTTCATATGCATATAAGATTTTACTAACTGTAGCTTTGTTTCATCAGAAATAAATTCTTTCCACGTGGAAGTTTTATCTCGAATAGAAAATCCTGATGGCGGACCAACGCCAAGTTGAGTCAAAATCATAAACACCGAATTGATATGCATGATAATATCTGAATCGAAGTGTTCATACTCTTCTGTAATACCAAGCATTTTTTTTATTGATGTAAGTACGCTTTCCATAATCTCCATAACCTCCTCTCCATCAACGTTTCCAGGGACATGTATCATTTCTGCTTCGAACAATAGGTTCTGTAATGAGAAGACTTTCGTCTCCGTAATGAATGGCATTATGTGTTGTAAGAATTGTTGAGATGAGATATTCGGGATTTAAAAGGAAATCGCTTCTTTTTAAAATATCCTCTACGGAAATTGGATTCATATGATGAATCAATATTTTCCCATATATTTCATGTCCTTCTATTCCAAGATCGCATCCATTATCTCTCACAATCACAAAATCACGAACTGACTTCCATTCTGTAGACCGATAAAAAATCTGATTCAAATATCGGTCAAATCCAAAAGTGTCTGTCCCGACAACTCCGCCTAAACGAAGATACTCGTATCGTTCTTTAAAAGTCTTCAATTTTGATAGTTCTGCATATGTCCTAATCATCGTCGTTACCCTGTCCGCTGTATATACGAAATGCATTGATGGCATCTTTATAGAGATCTTTAATTTCGTCAGTGGAATCAATAGCCCTCACTTTTGCCCTGGCTAAATTATTCTCTTCTGCTAGTCGTTCTTGTTCTAGCTTTTCTCTGGAAGATCCTAATTTCAGATAATGCGTAATGACTTGAGAAGAAGCAGTCCCCTCCAGTAATTGCTTTTCAGCCAAGTCAACAGCCAGAGAAATCATTTGAAGTTCTCTTGCTTCCGGAGTCAAAGCAGGGCGAATCTTTTTGGAAGAGCTTGTCGATTCGGAACTCTTTACTTTTCTAGCCATTTACTGTCTCCTTCCCATGTGTTTTTCAATAGATTCATAAAAGTTTTCTGGCAGTATTTAAAAGAACCCACAAAGCTGACTGCAACTTTTTTACCGAAAGGAGAAAAAAGAGTAAAAAGAACCACAGCTTATTACTTAGTCAACCTTATGAGCTCTGTTAAATACTGCCGGAAGGTAAAAACATTCTCCGAAAAATACCCCCGGGGAATTTTCAAAG